CTATAGCAAGGCGTTGCTAACGATATGCTGCTTAACTATCCATAAACTTCTAACTTGCTCTATCTCTATATCAAAATCATCAAATTCCTCACTATTGATAGAATGAGCGATCCAGTATCTGCAAGACAATGATTGCTCTTTGTACCTGCGCAATACTTTAATATGCCCATGGTATTCTCCCGTGTCTTTGTCCTCTATTACTATTCCAAATATATTTCCAAACGGAATCATGTTTGGGTTTTCTCTTGGGAGTGTATATCTCTTTAAAGCGACCCAACATCCGGAAGGAAGAGTAGGGGACATAGAACGTCCTACCACTTGAGCGATGCCTTCACAATCTTTACAGTCCGGCAGATACCAGTATCTTGTAATATCTTCTGTAGCATTGATTAACTGTGTTTGCCCAGCTGCAAATCTGAAGCTAACTTGTGGTAGCAAATGGAATCCTCTTTTCTTTGCATCTCGATATTCTTCTTCTGATGTGATTGATATACCAGAAGTTATTGGAATATTAGGGATTTCCTCATTGGGCTTTTTTAGAGGTTCTCCTCGTCCTGTTATAATATAATCAACATTTGCATTTTCATACTCCTCACATATAGCAGCAATTTTATCAATGGATGCATTTTGTATTCCATTTACGATTTTCGATTTTAATGTTTTATCTATTTTAAACTTATCTTTAAGCTCTTGATTGCTGATTTGCAACTCTTCAATAACTTCCACAAAGCGTTGAGAACGTAATTTGTCTTTTTCTTCCATGATGATGATTTTTTATTTGTTGGTTGATAATATATCTACTATATTTGCATCGTAACAAGTTGCAGATGTTACAGAGACAAAGTGGTTAAACTTTCCTCACAAGAGGTTTAATATATGGTATCCGTAGTAGCTGCAACCTATTGCGGATATTTTTATTATCAATACATTAAATTATATATGAATAAATTTTTTCCTCATAAAAACGATAAATTAGGTTGGGCATGTTGCATTGTAGGATTTACTTCCGCTATATTGGCTTTTTCTGTTATCATAGCTGATGTAATAATAAAACTCTCAAATTAATTCCCAAATAATCAGTAGCCCAAATCCTATTGTTATAACAAAACCTATCGCTTGCATTATTTTCGTAAAAGTGTTATGTACAGGGATTTCTCCATGAAAGAATCCCTGTAGTCCTTGTTGCTGAACTATTGTCTTTAAGGCCATCCAATTTGCTATGCCTATAATAAACATTCCGATTCCAGTTCCCATTAGATGTTTTCTGTTCACTATATCTATCTCAAATAATAAACTAATCGCAATTGATGCAATCCCGCATATTAGCACAGCTTTCCACCATTCATTAATTTTTAAAAATTCAGATGCTCCCATTTCTCCTATATAATAAGCTTAATAGTTAAATAATGTTTCGAGTAGATAAAATATCAACCTTTGTTTTGTGGTTGATATTTTATCTACTATATTTGCAATACAAATATATTTTATACAAATAAAAGCATAAAATTTGGCAGAAACAATAGTAATAATCAAAAATAGGTAAGACAATGAAAAATAGAGATTACGCTTTAGTAAGAAATGGTAAATATAACATGAAAGCCATCATGCAGAGAGCTTGGTTGTATGTACGCCAATATGGTTATTCTCTGAAATCTGCCTTGCGTACTTCTTGGGTGGACGCTCGCCTCAAAATGGATGAATATGTAGCATCATTGAATCCGAGAACGATTGAACCAAAACAGGGAAATGTGTTGAAAGCATTCTTTGCTGATAAATATGTCAATTATGATAGTTCTTGGAGATGATTATGAGTACAGAAGAGATAAAAGAGGGGTTAGCTTTCACTCGAAAGTATATAAGAAAATTGGCAGTAGTAGATGAAGTGACAGCTCAACAATTGACTGCCATCAATAAGTCCCAAAAGGATGTGATAATTTACGTTTTAAGTTTGATAAGTAAACAAGTGGCTCTGTTAGGTTAGAATCTACGAAAGAAGCGAGCGAAACGCTTTCAGGGCACAACGGTAAACCGATGAATCCTAATTCGGGATGGGAGGCTTAACCCTCAAAAATGAAGTCGTGTTCAGGGCACGTTAAAGTAGCCTGCGCAGATAAGCAGTATAGCCGATGCGAAGTATAGCGTAATAGCCAACCAGCGATGATATGAGCGGAAGGAAGCAACGTGAGTAAGTTAATATATAGCCCGCACGAACAGTTGCACTGTTTGCGTGAGTCTTGATCGGATCAAGGTGCGGGCACTAACTAATACATATATAATATGAAACGTATACCATTATTTATTATTTGGATAATATCTCTTGCCATGACGATATTGTTCGCAAATGAATTTAATGTTGTTTTTTGGCTTTCTTTTGTCGCATTTGCATTGTGTCAAGTGTGCATAGAGAAAAACAAAAAGAGACTAGAGAGAGAAGAGTAATTAGCTACTTAAAACTTTTTGCTTTGTCGTGTTTTTATTTTGTGTTTGTGTGCTCGAGGTGCATTGTCTGTGAAGATAGTGCATCCCTTTTTAAATGGAAAAATGAAAATAATAAAAATATACTTTAAGGAGATATCGTCGTTCGTGAGAATATTGATATCTGTTGTATTTCAATGTAAAGCCCTGTATCTAAAGTGATACAGGCAAACGGGCAATTAGTTTAATGGTTAGAACGTACTCTCACGGGTGAAAAAGAGGTTCGATTCCTTTATTGTCCACAAATTAATATTTAAATATTTGTATTATGAAAGGAATAAAAGGAAAAAAAGGATTTGATAAAAGCAAGGAAAGGATACGTATAGAAGAAAAACTTCTAAAGAAAGAAGACGCTATTAAATTTGGTCATAGCGATGAAATGTTATTAAAAATACGTAGAATCACTATCGAACTGAATAGAAAAGCTAGAGAAGAGAGAATTATTGAAAAGAGACAACTTTTATATAAAGTGGTGAACAATAAAGAAGCCGGATATATTCAGGTTGTCAGAAACTATTAAATTATGGATGCTGTTGTACAATACGCTATAGATCAAGGCCTAAAAGTGGGAATTGAAGCTTTTGAAAAATGGAGGGATGATTTTCTAAACAATCCATCTATAGTAGTACCAAAGTCAAAAGCTGAAAAATACGCAGGTGGTCGAATGGTTCTTGAAAATTTGGAAGAGAGAGGATTTATATCTCCTTATCAGTTTGGAATCGAAGTTATAACAGATGAAGAAGGTAATATTATTACCAAGCCCAAAGGATACATTTATTATAAGCGATGTGAAATAATGAAGGCTATAGAAAATGGTAATATATTGAAATGCCTTCAAAAACGAAAATAATCTATTGTTTAACTATAATCCCGGAGTAAGGACTCCGTGCGGTATCCAGTCCGCTATTTAAGTTTTGAATTATCCCCGTATGGCTTTGCTGTTCGGGGCTTTTTGATTAACCACTTTAATAATATATAATCATGAAAAAGAAAGTAATTGTAAGAGGAAATTATTCCGGTGTATTTTTTGGAGAGTTAGTAGAAAGAAATGGTAGAGAAGTTAAGCTCGAAAATTGTCGTAGATTATGGTATTGGGACGGTGCTGCTAGCATATCGCAATTAGCGATCAATGGTACGACTAATCCAGGTGAATGTAAATTCACTGTTACGGTTCCAGAGATAGAGATTCTGGATGCAATTGAGATTATTCCGTGCTCAGATAAATCTGTTAAATCTATCGAAAGTGTTTCAGTATGGGCAAGGTGATGGAAGATAGAATAAAACAGTTTCTGAGTATTAGCTCTGGCTCTGGCTCTGGCTATGGCTCTGGCGATGGCGATGGCTCTGGCTCTGGCTCTGGCTCTGGCTATGGCTCTGGCTATGGCGATGGCTCTGGCTATGGCTCTGGCTATGGCTATGGCTCTGGCTATGGCTCTGGCGATGGCTCTGGCTATGGCGATGGCTCTGGCTCTGGCTCTGGCGATGGCGATGGCGATGGCGATGGCTCTGGCGATGGCTATGGCTATGGCTCTGGCGATGGCATAAAATCTGTAAATGGGAATACTATTTCTATAGTAGATAATATACCTACTATAATTACAAATGTAAAAGGTAACATCGCAAAAGGATTTATCCTCCAGTCCGACTTATCTCTTACTCCTTGTTTTATAGTAAAAGGGAATGATCAGTTTTCTCATGGTAATACTCTACACGAGGCATTTGAATCTTTGCAAGAAAAGCTTTATGATGATAGTACAGAAGAGGAAAGAATTGATAAGTTTAAAGAGCATTTTTCTGACTTTTCAAAGAAGTACTCTGCTAAGGAATTATTTATATGGCATCATATGCTTACTGGGAGCTGTAAAGCTGGGAGAGAGTCTTTTTGTAGGGATAAAGGTATAGATGTAGATAATGATAAGTTTACCGTCTATGAGTTTATAGAACTAACTAGAAATTCATATGGCGGTGAGGTTATCCGCAAATTATCTTGATTTAATCCCGGTGTCCGTTGATTCGGTATCCGGGAACTATTTTAACCAATTTAAATAATATATGATATGAAGGAATGGAATGATAATTGTCTTGAACTTTACGATAAGATAAGGCAAGTTCCAGACAATGCTAAAAAAACAATTTCAGCAGGTCGTTTAAAAGGAAAGACAGATATCAATCCTATGTGGAGAATTAAAACTCTAACAGAACAGTTTGGCCCTTGCGGATTTGGTTGGCGTTATGAGATTATAAAAATGTGGAATGAACAAGGTGCAAATGGAGAAATATCAAGCTTTGTGCATATCAACCTTTTCGTCAAATATAATGGTGAGTGGAGTGAAGGAATACAGGGGGTTGGAGGAGCTTCATTTGTTGCTAACGAAAAGAATGGAGCATATACGTCAGACGAATGTTATAAAATGGCTTTAACTGACGCTATATCTATTTCTTGCAAGGCTTTGGGTATGGCTGCTGATGTGTATTGGGACAATGATTCTACCAAGTATAATAAATCACAAATAGAAAATGATAATCGCAAAGTTTTAAACGCTTCTCTTCTCGGAAGAGAAGATTTGATGAAATGGATTTATAGGAATGAATCTTTTGCAAGAGAAAATAAACAACGTTTTTCTATAATTAATTTGATAGAGAAGAATTATAGATGTACGAATGATGACATAAATAAGATTTCCGAAAATTATTATCAATATAAAGTAAATCATAATCTGCAATGAGTAATAAACTAATAATCAACAGAATCCCATCTTCCAAGACGGAACAGAAAGAAATGGCTAATGCTTTTATTTCCAAAGTTATTGATGGTGGTATAAATCCGATTGATGCAGTGGTTCAGATGAAAAGTATTTCTGAAACAATAAATACGTTTTTAAAGGATGAAAACATAAAAGATGCAGTAATACAAGAATGCGAGAAATATGGGAAAGGTGAGTCTCCCGGCTATTTAGGTGCAGTAATCCAAATAAAGGAAACTGGTGTTACATATGATTTTTCCATTTGCAATGATCCTGTATATAGTCGTCTTATTAAACAGAGGGAAGAAATAAACCAGCAATGTAAAGACAGGGAGACTTTTTTAAAAGCAATTTCTAAGCCTAAAACTGAAATTGACGAAGATAGTGGAGAAGTTTTTACCTTAAATCCTCCATGTAAACAAAGTACAACATCGTATAGTATAACATTTAAAAAGTAAGTAATATGAGTAGTTTATTTGGTAGCATCTGCCTCTCGGATATTCCCCGTGAGCAGATGAAAAAAGTAATGTGTAAAGATGGTAAAGAGCGTATTTTCCTGAATATATGGGTAGGAGAGCGTAAGGAACCTGCTACATTTGGAAGTAACACTTACACACACTATGTATCCTGTTCTCCTAAAAAGGAAGAAAGAAAAGATGGGGTAAATTACTTCTTGGGTGACTTGCAAACTTATAATCCACAACCAAGTGCTCCAAGTGTGGAACAGGTTGATTCAGCTCCCAGTGTTTCACCTGATGATGACCTTCCTTTTTGATCTATGTTAGCAATGCGGTTATGTGCCTTATCAGTGTTGGCGATAGCTATTCTGATAAATTTTAGAGGAAAGCGTGATGACAGATATATCATATCAGGAATCTATATGATAATATCCTGGCTAATAATGATTTACAGTAAATTATAAATCATGTTGTACGATCTTTCTAATCCATTACAAGCGGAACAGTTTAAATCTCGTTCCGCTTTGCTTGTTAAAAACGGGAAAATAGTAGAATTAACAGAAAAGAAGCCTAAAAGAAGCCTGAATCAAAATTCTTATTTATGGCTTCTTATTGGATACTGGGCTACGCAAACAGGATATACAAACGATGAAGCAGAGTCAATATATAAGGAAATAAACAAGGACATTTATTTTGTAGATAAAGAAATAGCTGGTGAGAAAGTGAGATACATAAGGCATACTTACGAGCTTGACACGAGAGAAATGTCGCTATCTATAGAAAGATGGAGAAATTGGTCTGTAATGAATGAAGCTTTTTCTGTATATCTCCCTGCCCCAAACGAGGAACGACTAATACAACTGATGGAAATTGAAGTTGTAAGAAACAAAGAATTTGTATAAAAATAGTTATTTATGATGCACACATGGTTTGAAGTGAAAATCCGTTATGAGAAAGTAGCGGAAAATGGAATGCAGAAAAAGGTTACAGAACCTTATTTGTTTGATGCTCTGTCTTTCACAGAGAGTGAAGGTAAATGTATTGAAGAAATGACACCCTTTATCAGTGGGGAGTTTATAGTTTCTGATATAAAGAGAGCTAATTATTCGGAGATATTCTTTTCTGAAGAAGAATCGGCTGATCGCTGGTTTAAATGCAAATTGGTATTTATCACGCTTGATGAAAAAAGCGGTGCTGAAAAGAAAACATCTACTCATGTACTTGTTCAGGCTTCCAATTTAAGAGATGCTGTCAAGAAGCTAGACGAAGGCATGAAGGGGACGATGGCAGATTATCAAATAGCATCTGTGTCTGAAACGCCTATTATGGATGTATATCCTTATGAAGCAAAGGAATAGCTTTGTTAACCTTTTTACCCCAGCCTGCTTGTCTGTGAAGATTGGCGGGCGAACATGGAGATGCGCAGTAGAGTGCTTTTGACTTTCGAGAGGTGCACATGGTAGAAAGTACGGTACGTGAGATATAAGGAGTAATTAACCTTGGAAGTAGCGCAAAAGGATTTAGTCCTTGATTGGGTGTTCGAATCGCCCCGTCTCCACATGAAAATAACAATCACCAAACAAGAATGCCAGACGATAGTCCGGTGCTTGAAAACGTCAGAAATCCTCATTAGAGGGTACAATTTGAGAGATGAAGATATGATTCGTAAAACTAGAAAGAAACTCCAAAGGAGTAAGGAGAAAGGTTGCCATGACATTCGAAGAAATGAAAGCCCAGTACTGCGGTAAAAACATCCGCAAGAAGCCAAAACATGAAGAGGATGATTTGCAAAGAGCTTGTGTTTGCTGGTTCGATTTACAATATCCTCAATATAGGCTAAGGTTGCATCATTCTCCTAATGGCGGTAAACGGAATGCTATCGAAGCTGCAAAGTTTAAACAGATGGGAGTACGTGCCGGTTTCCCTGACTTACTTATGTTAATCCCTAACAAGTATTATCCTTTTATGGGAATTGAATTAAAGACTAGGACAGGAAGACAAAGCGATCACCAAAAAGCCTATCAAAAGGAATTTGATAGTATCGGAGCGAAGTATGTTATCGTTCGCTCCTTGGAAGAATTTATCGCTGTAGTAACAGATTATTTGAAATAGGATGAAGTGCCATTATGTATATGATGATGTATCAAAACAGAAAGTGCTAATACCAGGTTGTTGGGAAGTAGTAAGAAGTGACGATATAAGTAGATGTACCTGTGACTGTTCCGATGATATATCTTATGCTCAATTTGAAAGGAAGCTGTATAACAAAGAGATAGATAAACGTAATGAGATTATTAAAGGATTGCGAGAAGATATAGAATATTTAAAATCGGAACTTGATAGGCATATTAAAATGCTAGAAAAATAA